CGCAAGGTGGCCAACTTCATGAAGGGCCTGATCCAGGCCGCCGACGACATCGAGGCGATCGGCTCCATGGAGGGCGCCACCGCCGAGGCGATCAAGGCCCGGGACGTTGCGGTTGCCGAGCGGGACAAGGCGCTGGCATCCCTTGCCGACGCCAAAGCGAAAGCCAAAGCCGCTCTGGAGGTGGCCGCGGGCAAGGTCGAAGGCATGCTGGCCGATGCTCAGGCCAAGGCGGATGCCAAGATCGCCGAGGCACAGGCCTTGGTCGACAAGACCACGAACGACCTGATTTCTCGGGCTGAGCGCCAGGCTGCAGACGTCACATCCAAAGCCAACGCATCAGTGCAGGCGGCAGAGCAGGCCATGGCCGACCTGACCGTGAAGCGCACTGCGCTGGCAACCGAAGTCGCCGACCTCGAAGCAAAGGCCAAAGCTGCCCAGGCCGAGCACGAGAAGCTGACTAAGGCGCTGGAGAAGATCAAGGCGCAATTCAAGATCGGGGAATGACATGCCCAAAAGCACCGCAACCTGCAACAGCATCGTCAACCTGATGTATCGGGCTACCGCTTGGGCGAACGTGGCCGACAACGCCGCATCGAGTCCGCTGACGAATACCTACGTGGCCTTGCACACCGCGGACCTGACGGCAGGCACCAACAGTCAGGCGCAGAACGAAACGGCCTACACCGACTATGCGCGTCAGGCTGTAGCACGGTCTACCGGGTGGGCGGCGGCATCTGGCGGGGCCACGTCGAACGCGGCAACCATCAGCTTCCCGCAGTGCGGTGCATCTGGCGCCACGCTGACTCACGTATCTACCGGGGTGGCTGTGAGTGGGGCCAGTGCGGTATGGCATTACGGGGCGCTCAATTCCTCGCTGGCGGTGTCATCGGGAATTACGCCGCAGTTTGCGGCATCGGCCTTGACCGTCACGGAATCCTGATGGACGCCCGCACCCCACTCGAAAAGGCCCTGTGGGACCGCATTGGCCCACCCCTGTACTACTGCGCCGAGTGCATGCGCGGGGTCAAGGTCACGCCGATCGATGGCGGCGAGCCCATCGTACAGCGCAAGTGCAAACACACCGGGCAGATCATCGCCCCGCGCCGAGCCATCTGTGTCGGCAAGGGTGGCGCCAGCATGGGCACCAAGGTCAGGATAGCGGCGATGCAGGCCGCGTCAGCCATCACCGGGCGGACAGTCTGATGTTCTCCAACGTCGCAGAACTGGTCGACGCGGAACTTGCTGGCCAATCGCGGTACACCTATTTTCGCAAGGTGCCTGCGGTAGTGACTGGCGCCGGCACCTGGTACGACTATTCGATGGCGCCCGGCAACCCAGCGCCTCAGTATTACGCCGCTGCACCGTTGACGGCGCAGGCGATGGGGCGTGCGGCAGATGGCGGCATACCCCACGGCGGCAATGTGTCTCCGCTTGCCAAGTACCTGCGCCGGTTGACCATGATTCAGGTGACGGCCGCAGCCGTCCCGCAGCTGATGCAGTTGCTGGACTACCTGATGTTCTATCCGTTCGTGGACATGGGCACGGCAGATACCCAGCCGATGACCAACGTGCAGACGTTGCCGCGGTACGCCAGCGGGGACGGCGTGCAGATGATGGTGGTGCTGGTGGCGCCGCACGGCCTGGTGGGTGATTCGTTCTTTGTGACCTACACCAATCAGGACGGGATTGCAGGTCGGGTAACGCCGTTGCACACGATGTCGACGGCAATCAGCGTCAACGGGACGATTCTGACAACACAGCAGACTGGGGCGGATCGGTTCGGGCCGTTCTTGACCCTGCAAGCAGGAGACAGGGGCGTGCGCAGCATCGAGGCGGTGCAATGCACAGCAGGGACCGATGTGGGTCTGTTCACTTTGGTACTGGTCAAGCCGCTGGCAGAACTGATGATTCGAGGCATTGACGCGCCGACTGAGAAGGACTTCTACCTGCACTCAGGCGGGAAGTTGCCGCAGATCGTGGACGACGCTTACCTCAATTTCATCGCTTGCCCAAACGGCAGTTTGTCGGGCGCTGCACTCAATGGAGACGCCCTGTTCGTTTGGGGCTGAAGGAATCACATGGCCGGTTTCACATCACTTGACGACCTCATCAACAAGATGACGGTCAACGGCAAGTTCCGCCGTGCGGATTGGAACAAGCTCACGCATGCTGTCGGGGCGCAGGCTGCCGGCACATGGTACGCACTGCCGCACGCCACCGGCAATCCGTCTGCAATGACGCTGGGTGCGGTCGGAACCAACCTGGCCTGGCACTGTGCGAACGACAGGACGGCCGGCTCGATCTACCACGGCGGCGATGTCAGTCCGGACACCAAGCACATCCTGAACGCATCGGCCTTCAGTGCTGCGGCAACTACCATGCCGGCCATCTTCATGCTGGTAGATATGCTGGGGTGGTATCCGATCACCACAACTACAACTACCGGCAACCAGGCGCTGGTGAATAGCCGCACGTTTACCTGTACCGCGGCCGGACCGGCGGTGCTGACCGTTGCTGCAGGCTGGGACATCCAGGACAACACGGCGGTGCAATTGACAACCACCGGCACCCTGCCCGCAGGCCTGTCGCTGGCAACTACCTACTACTGGAACCGCACGGCAGCGACAACCGGCAACCTGTCAACATCCTTGGCCAACGCAGATGCCGGAACATACGTCACAACCTCGGACACTGGGACCGGCACCCATACGATCACCATGACCCTGGCCGACCGCTGCCCGACCAACGGCGCCGGCGTCGAGGCGTTCCTGACTCCCTCGGTGGCACTGGGCGCTGGTACACCCAACATCCAGTTGACCTACACGGATTCAGGCGGCACGGCCGGCAACGTGACCCCGACGACGCTTCCGATTTCCAACGCAACGGCCCCCATCGGGCAGATCGAGTACAGCGGCACGGGCGCCGGCAAGTTCGGCCCGTTCATCCCCAAGGCTGCAGGGGACGCTGGCATCCAATCGGTCGAGCAGTTCAACTACAACGTGACCCACACCAGCGGGACCACGAATCTGGTGCTTTGCCGACCGCTGCTGACCCTGCCCATGACGACAATTGGCGTGGCCGCAGAGCGCGATCTGCTGAACCAGATACCCAGTCTGCCGCGCGTCTACGACGGCGCATGCTTGACTTGGCTGATGTACGCAGGGGCCGCAACCCCGGTGACATCAGCGTTCTACGGGCATCTGGACCTTGCATGGGGCTGACGTGCTGATCGGCAACTATTCCGTGCTGGGAAAAAACCCTGGCCGAAGCATCGGCGGCGGGGCCATTGGGCTTGGCATGAATCGTGGCGACAGTAACAAGACCAGCATGTCGCGGGGCGTTTTCAACGCAGTTGACTGGGAGCCAAAATCGGGATTGCCGGACGGGTATCGAATTCCCTATGCATGGGTCATGCCACAGACTGCGGGCGGTTTGTCAGCACGCAACAACGTCACGGGCGTCGGTACGATATCCACCACGGCGCTGGCGGTTCGTTTGGCCCAGGCAAACCTGGCAGGCTCGGGCGATCTGACGGCCATTGGCGGCCTGATTGTCCAGTTGATCGCCGACATTGCGGGGTCCGGAGAAATCAGCGATGCCGACCTGAAAGCCTTCCTGCAGGCAGTGGCCAGCATTGGCGGATCTGGCGGTATTTCGGACGCCGAAGCCTCGGGACTGGGCGAACTGATCGCGGCCATGACCGGGCTTGGTACGGCGGCAGGTTCGACGGCAACAGGTATCGGCGAACTGTCGGCAGATCTGGTGGTGACGGGCACGGGCCTGACGACTGGAAACGTGGGCGCTGCAGTGTGGGCTGCTATCGCATCGGCCAACAACACGGCCGGAACGATGGGCGAAAAGCTCAACGACGCTGGCAGCGCGTCAAACCCGTGGACCGAAGTGATCGAGTCCGGCTACACCGCAGCCGAGATCCTGCGCCTGCTGGCTGCAGTGGCGCAGGGCGATGCCACGGGCTTGGAGAACGGCAGCCCGGTGTTCAAGGGCCTTGATGGCTTGACAGACCGCGTGACGGCGACCTATTCGGGTGGAACGCGCACCGTGACTGGCCGGGATGCCGCCTGATGTTCGGGCAGTGGTTCGGGCAGACGGCTGGGAAATGGTGGGGCTACGGGCTGACGCAAGTCATCAACGACTGGATAGTGCTCGCCCGGCGGCGCGGCAGAAGGTAACAACCCATGGCATTTGACAAAGACCTCCCTGACGAGCTCCGGGTGGGTGAGGAAGACTCGCCCGAAAACCCGAATCAGGCGCGCCTGGATGCCCTTGGCATTGCCATCGCCGCCAAGCGCAAGGCCGCGATCGACGCGCGCCGGGACTCTGGCATCGAGTCCGTCTGGATGGCTGCCGAAGAGGCGTACCTGTGCATCGACGACCAGAACCGGGGGGACTTCAAGGGTGCCAAGTGGGCCAAGCCAGTGAGCTTTGCCGGCCCACTGACCAAGGAGGCTCCCAAGACCGACGACACGCGCTCCACCGCATTCGTGCGCATGACCGCACGGTATGTCGAGGCGGGATCTGCCAGGGTGTCCGAGATCATCCTGCCGGTGGGCGACAAGGCATTCAGCTTTGGCCCCAGCCCGGTGCCGGAGTTGGTGGCCCAGGCTGGCGACACGGCGCCGCTGCTCGAGAACGGCCGCCAGGTCTACCGCCCGCTGATGGAAGGCGAGACGCCTGATGGAGAACAGGTCAACGGCATGGTGGCGGCCACCAGGGGAGACTACGCCAAGGCCATGATGCAGATGGCCCAGGAGTACGCTGAGAAGGCTGAAACCCGGGTGTTCGACTGGCTGGTGGAGTGCAACTACCCGGCCGAGGCGCGCAAGGTGGTGTTCGATTCGGCGCGCATCGGCGTGGGGGTGCTCAAGGGCCCGTTCCCGGACAGCAAGCAGTCCAAGGCGCTGCTCAAGGGCAACGGCGAGAACCGCATCGTGCTCTCGCGCAAGGTCAAGCCCACAGTGCGATGGATCGATGCATGGAACTTCTTCCCGGATGGCGCCTGCGGTGAAGACATCCACGCCGGGGAATACTGCTTCGAGCGCGACTATCTCACCGAGCGCAAGGTCAAGGATCTCAAGAAGCAGAAGGACAACAAGGGCCGGCCGATCTACCTCGCCGAGGCCATCGACCGGGTGATCAAGGAAGGCCCCAACAAGTGCAACACCGAGGGCGCGAACCCGGCGCACAAGCCCAACGACAAGCAGTACGAAATCTGGTACATGACCGGCACGGTCAAGCGCAGCGACATGCGCGCGAGCAACGCACTGGGCCTGGAGGAGGGTGACGACGAGGACGATATCAGCGCCATCGTCACCATGATCAACGACACGGTGGTGCGTGCCAGCATGAACCCGCTGGACTCGGGCAACTTCCCGTACCGCGTGAAGCCCTGGAGCCGGCGCTCCGGGCACTGGGCCGGCGTGGGAGTGGCCGAGCAACTGAGCATGCCGCAGCGCATGGTCAACGCTGCCACCCGGGCACTGCTGAACAACGCAGGCCTGTCGGCTGGCGTGCAGATCGTGATCGACCAGTTGAAGATCGTGCCGGCGGACGGCAAGTGGACCATCACGCCCAACAAGATCTGGCTCACCGCAGAAGGCCAGACGGTAGACGATGTGGCCAAGGCATTCCGGGCCATCGAGTTCCCCAATGTGTCCGATGCGCTCATGGCCATCATTCAGTACGCATTCAAGCTGGCCGAGGAGGCCACCAACATCCCGCTGATCACCCAGGGCCAGGCCGACAACACGACGCCAGACACTTTCGGGGCGGTGGAACTGCAGGACAACAACGCCAACACGTTCCTGCGCTCCCAGGGGTACAGCTACGACGACTGCATCACCGAGCCGCTGGTCAACGACATGTACGAGTACCTGCTGCTGGACCCGTCGGTGCCGGACGACGAGAAGGGCGACTTCGAGATCAACGCCCGCGGTTCGATCGCCATGGTGGAGAAGGCCATTCAGGAGCGGTTCCTGAACAACCTGCTGGCCGTGAGCAAGGATCCGGCGTTCGAATTGAGCCCGGCCAAGGTGATGGCCGAAATCCTCAAGGGAAAGCGCATCGACGCGCGCAAGGTGCGGTTGAGCAAGGAAGAGAAGGAGATGCTGGCCAAGCAGGAGCAGCCGGAGAACCCGGTCATCACCGCGGCCAAGATCCGCAGCGCCAGCGCGGAGAAGATCGCCGCCGGCAGGGACCAGGTCACGGTGCGCAAGTCGGAACTGGACACCGACCGCGATGTGGCCTACGAGCAGGCGCTCAACGAGCGCGCGGCCATTCAGGAGCAGGGCAAGACCCGCGAACTGGACCTCAAGCGCGAACTCGAGGTGTTCAAGGAAAACAACGCCATGAAGCGCGAGCTCGACAAGCTCAAGACGCAACTGGCCATTGCAGCGGCCGAGCTCAAGACCCAGAAGGAACTGGCCGTGGCAGCCAACCATGCGAAACAGGTGGCCGACACCAGCATGGAGCCAGTGGGCCGGGCCGACGCGGGCCACGCCTTCGAGCAGTAACCCATGGCCAACACCCGCATCCCATTCGCACTGTCGCCAATCGAGCGCAACGACCCGCTGTGGATCAAGCTGCGTGTCTACATGGAGCGGTGCATTGCAGACCACCGCCAGGACAACGACAACCCCCACGGAGAGGCCAAGACCGCCGAAATCCGCGGGCGCATCGCTGCATACAAGGGCCTGATCGCCCTGGACCGCGACCCCATCGACTTTGGGGTGCCAACGATTTTCCCCGCCGCCCATAGTGACGGCAAGTGATGTAGCAGACGCCAACGCCTGCTGCGATGTAGCCCGCCTTGTGCGGGCTTTTGTGTTTCTGGAGATTGAAAGATGACCGTCGAAACGACCGAAGGAGCAGAAGTCGAGCAACAGGTGCAGACACCCGAGCAGGCCGCCCAAGCCTTTGCCGCAGGGTTCGAGGACGACGAGGACACGCAGACGCCAACGCCTGCAGCCGAGTCGGCCCAGCCCGCAGCCAAGGAAGAACCGCAGCCCGCCCAGGATACGCCCAGCGCCCCGAAGTACGCGCAGATCACCGAGGACCAGTTCAACGACCTGATGGCGAAAGTCAGCCAGATCGACGAGGGCCGCCGGCAGATCGACACGCTCAGTGGGCACCTGGGTGGCATGAAGCAGGTAGTCGAAGGCCTCAAGCAGCAACGCAAGTCGCTGTCCGCCGGCCAACTCAAACGGGTTGCCGCCGAGTTCCCCGAGCTCGCCGAGGCGCTGCAAAGCGACTTGAGCGAACTGGGTGGGGCCAGCGTCGACCCGGTGGAGATCGACAAGCGCGTGGAAAGCGTGGTGGAGACCCGCGTGGCCGCCAAGGCCATCGAGTTCGAAACCAAGCTCCTGCGCTTCTACCACCGCGACTGGGAGGCCGTTGTCGCAAGCAACGACTTCACCGCCTGGAAAAACCAACTGCCCGAGGCAGAGCGCACCAAGCTCAACACCAGCAACGACGGCGAGTACATCGCGGACAAGCTCACCGAGTTCAAGGCAGCCAAGGCGGCCAAGGACAAGGCCGATGCGGAAGCCGCGGCAAAGGCCAAGTCATCCGACAAGCGACAGCAACGACTCGAAGCAGCCGTACCACCCAGGGGCACCGGCGGGCACACGCCCAGCCGCTCCGGGGTGCCGAGCGACTTTCAGGCTGGATGGGATTCAGCCTGAAGCAACCCACAACCTTTTGAAAGAACATCATGGCAGGTCAACTCTTTGCAACCAACACCGGGCGAATCAACAAATTTGCTGGTGCCATCCTCAAGCGCGCTGTGCCCAAGGAAATCCTCTGCCGCGCCGGCCGCCAGGTCGAGATGCCGCAGAACCGCAGCGACACCTACGTGGCCCGGCGCTACCTCCCCTACGGCGGCGCCACCACCAACGCCAACACGATCAACCGCTTCTTTGCCGACGGCAATGGCGCTGACCGTGCTGACGCCATCGCCGACGCGCACGTCGTGTCCGAAGGCGTGACGCCCACACCCGACAGCCTGACTCCCCAGGACTACACGGCGATCATCCAGCAGTACTCCTGCCTCTACGGGTTCAGCGACAAGCTGTTCTACCTGTACGAGGACGACGTGCCGGCCGAGATGAAGAAGATCGTGGGCGAGCGCGTGACCTTCGTGAACGAGATGATCGTGTACGCTGCCCTCAAGGCCTGCACGAACGTCTACTACGGCGGCACGGGCACCTCGATCGCCACCGTGGACGGCGCCATCAGCCTGAACCTGATCCGCAAGATCGTCATGAACCTGCAGGCCAACCACGCCATGCCGGTGACCGACGTCCTGCGCGCATCGGGCGACTACGGCACCGAGCCGGTGTCTGAGGGCTACCTGGTCTACGTGCACACCGACCTCGAGCCGGACATCCGCGAACTGCCGGGCTTCACCCCCACGGAGCTCTACGCCAGCGGCAAGCCGATGCCCAACGAGATCGGCAAGTGCGAGCGTTTCCGCTTCATCGGCCACCCGGACCTGCCCAGCATCCAGAATGCCGGCGCATCGGGCGCATCCAACAACCTGTACTGCACGACCAGCACGACTGCGGTGGACGTCTATCCGTTCATCGTGTGCGCGCAGGATGCGTGGAGCCAGATCGCGGTGCGCGCGCTGCCCGGTGCCGGCATCAGCCCGGTGAGCCCGACCTACCTGCCGCCCTCGGAGAAGTCCAAGAGCGACCCGCACGGCCAGCGCGGGTATGCCGGCACGGTGTGGTGGAAGACGGTGCTGATCGAGAACAACGGCTGGATGGCCGTGGGCAACGTCGCGCGCCGCATCCTGAACAACTGATGACGCCGGGGCGGGGAAACCCGCCTCGCTCTCAACAACTCCCAACATTGAAGGAATTTCATCATGGCAATCAACACCGCAGGCCAGACTGCAACTGGAAACGCCCCCAAGTTCGATCCCCCGGCAATGAAGACCGGCCGCATCGTCTTCGACGCAACCGCGATCACCGCGGCCGATGAGGTCGTCGTGTTCGTCGGCTTCACGCCGAAGTACATCGCCTGGGAGAACGTCACCGATCGCATCAAGGGCGAGTGGTACGAGGGCATGGCCGCCGAGTCGTGCATCAAGACCGCAGCCAACGGCACCCGCACCCTGGAAGTCACGGGCGGCAACAAGGGCCTGACTGTCTGCGATGCGGACGGCACTGCCAACACGTCGGGCCGGTACTTCAAGGTGGCCCAGAACGCCACCCTGGCGCTGATCCTGGCCAGCAAGACCACGACCTGGATGGCTTCGGCCTGATCGTTCGCCACTGTCCCACAAAAAAGCGGCCCTAAAAAGCCGCTACCACTTTAGGAACAATCATGGCATCGACCAAACTGTGGAAGACGTTCACCAACCTGCTCGTCGAGAAGACCCTGACGATCGGCGTTGGCGGGCGCATGGTGCAAAAGAACTCGGACGGCACTTCGGTGGCCTCCGACATGGGCGCCGAGATCCTGACGGCGACCCGTACCGTTCGGCCCGAGGAGAGCGGGAAGACCTTCTTCCTGAACTCCGCGACCGAATTCGTGACCACGCTACCGGCGCCTGCGCTGGGGTTGAAGTTTCGCTTCGTGGTGAAGGCCGCACCCTCGGGCGCCAGTTACACCATCGTGACCAGCGGTTCGGCCAACATCATCAAGGGCCAGGTCTACACGGTGGACGTGAACAGCGCCACCGATCCGGACTTCGAAACCTCTGGCGGCGACACGATCACCCTGGTGGACGCGAAGGCCGTGGCCGGCGACCAGGTCGACCTGGTGTGCGACGGAACCAACTGGTTCATGCAGGCCTTCTGCAGCGTCTTCGATGCTGTGACGATCACCACGGCAAGCTGAGTCAGCGACACCCAAACCGACGGCCCTTCGGGGCCTTTTTCATGGCCCTTCGGGGCCTTTTCTTTTGGAGATCACACAACATGGACGCACAGAATGCACCGATCCGCCGCCGCCAGGCCAGCGTGGAGTCAACCCAGTTCCCATTGGGCCAGAAAGACCCGATCGACATGGGCGAGGCCCTGCCCGGCGCCAAGGCACCCGAGGTGCCCGCCATCGAGGCAATCCATGCCGAGGCCCTGGTCGACGGTCGCGCCGAAGCCCTGGCCTTCAACGAGGAGCCCGTCGAGGTGATGGTCTACCCTTCCAGCGAAGAAAACGCGCCACTGACCGTTCCCTGCTGGGTGAACGGCCGGGGTGCCGAGGTGTTCCAGAACGGACGCTGGAACGTGCTGGGCTTCCTGCCGGTGGGACTGCGCGTCATCACCCGGCGCAAGTACGCAGAAGTCCTGCTGCGCGCCAAGAAGGACAAGATCAGCACGGACCACCAGGGCACGGAAGTTGAGCGCCCGCAGAACAAGGTCCATCGCGTGTCGAGCGCGGTGGCGAACATCCAGGTCATCACCGACAAGAACCCCAAGGGTGTCGAGTGGGTGCGTCGGTGCATGGCACAACCGGGGTAATTGATCATGGCTGAAGAAAACTTGCAACGAATTCGACACACCGACCAACTGATCTTTGATGAGTTCGGGAATCTTGCCGGCCTCAAGAATCCTCGTGGCCAGGGGGAAAGTTTGCGGCCGTTCAAGAGAAACTCAGCGGGGCAAATAACGGGGCTGGATGGTTATGACAGCCGGGTGCGCAACGTGGCAACCCTTGGAGACTCCATCAACGATGCCGGCTCCAACAACACGAGTGCTGGGGTGAATACGCTGGACAGAGGCATCGTACCTTGGATGTTGTGCTACCTCGGTTGGCCCTGGAATTATGAGCCAGAGGACAATTTCGCGGTGGCTGGAACAGGTCTTGATGTGATGATCTCGACGCAGTTGCCGCTTCTGCAGGCCGCATCACGCACAAAGCAATACCAACGTGTGTTTATTTCCGCGGGGACCAACGACACAAACTCCGGTGTTGCTGTTGTTACGATCAAAGCCAGGTTCATGAAGTTGTTTGATGGCATCCGAAGCCTTGGCGCGATCCCCGTTGTGTGGGGCATCTTGCCGCGCGGTATCGATGTCGCAATCACCACGGCAAAGAAACAAAACCTGGAAATCAACGACTGGTTGTATTTGCAGTCGCTGGCGGGTTTGTGCGAGTACGCCGACATTGGCGAGAATGTCGCAGACAACGCGGCTGCTTTTGGCAACGCGCTCACATCGATGATGCGCGACTCGGGCACAAGCAACCTTCACCCGAACGCAAAAGGCGCGAACCTGTTGGGCCGCGCGCTGGCCGCGTACTATACGGCGCGCGGCATCGGCCCACTTCTGAAGTTCGCAACTCAGCAAGGCGACAAGTTTGACCGCACTGACAACCCGCGAGGCGTGGCCTTTGCATCGCCCAATCCGCTGATGCAAGGCGGCACAACCGCTCCCACTGGCATGAGCACCAGCGGCGGAACGTGGAGCAACGTCAGCCGCACACTGACCAACGGGCAGACCCGCGAAGATCGCCAGTGCGTGCTGGCAGCGTCCACCACCCATTACATCTACGACGATTGGACGGCAAGCGGCGCATGGGGCGCCACCGAACTGCAGCCAGGCGATGTGATTGAGGGGCGGGCAATTCTGGAGATCGCAAGCGGGGTGAACATCAGCAACATCAACCTGCAGCTGGCAGAGAACGATGGCTCCACATCGACGCAGAACTACTGCCTCGGGCAGATCGACACCGGCTTGAGCAATGGGGCCTACGTGCTGTACCTCAAGACCCCGCGCATCACCGTGCGCGCCTATTCGGGCTCGGGCAATGCATCCATCTTCCAGCGCCTGAACATCATCGTGGCGGCTGGCGGGTCTGGCACGGCCGTGGTCAAGGCGTTTGAAGTGCGCAAGGTCGCCTGATCCCATCCCCTGCCGGTCCGAACTCACCTCAAGGAACCACATGAGCAAGCAAGTGATGATCTGCGGCGTCGATTGCCGCCAAGGCGACGCCAACTGCAACGGGTATTGCACAGGCAAGTCGGACGACCCGCCTGCAGCCACGGAAGCCCAGAAGATCGCTCACGCAAGAGAGGTGGCCCACAGAGCCGCCAACGCTGCGGAGGCGGCATGGCACGACTATGCCGCATTGCTCAATGTCGGAAGTGACCGCACCCGGGCCTTCGAGACCTACGAGACCATCCGTAACGCACGCCGCGTCTAATCGCCATGCCAACCTCCGAAACTGGCCGCAAGCCCTGCGACATTGATCCGCGCCGCTGGGCGAGATGCTTGGCCCTGGCAGATGAATCGATGGTTGCCGAAGGGCGGCACCCGAAGGCTCTGTGCCCCAGAGTCCAATTGAAGCGCGCATATCGCTTCTGGCGGGCCGCCTGATTCCCATCTATTGCCGGTGGTGACGGGAAAACCAAGCCACCTCCGGGTGGCTTTTTCTTTGGACTGATCCATGAACTTTCTCCAACTCTGCAACAGGCTGAAGGT